GACATTTTTAAATGAATATAAACCCGATAACACTTCTAAAGGCACTCCTAAATACTATGCCATGTTCGGAGGAGCAACAGGCCTCTCAGATACGACATCTGGCCGTTTTATGGTAGCTCCTACGCCTTCTGCTACGTTTGCCTTTCAAATTCACTATAATATAGTACAATCGATATTAGAGGGATCGGGCACTAATTTTATTAGTTTAAACTTCCCGCAAGGGCTATTATATTGTTGTTTAGCTGAGACCTATGGGTATTTAAAAGGTCCAATGGATATGTTGACACTTTACGAAAACAAGTATAAACAGGAGCTAGAGAAATTTGCAGCAATGCAAATAGGACGTAGACGAAGAGANGATTATACGGATGGAACAGTTCGTATACCAATCGAGTCTCCGCCTCAATAACAAGGAGTAAATTATGGCAATAACATCAGCAGTGTGCACATCATTCAAAGTAGAACTATTGAAGGGCGATCATAACTTCACAGCATCTACAGGTGACACATTCAAAATTGCGTTGTTTACAAGTTCTGCAACTCTTGGAGCTGGCACAACTGATTATTCTACATCCAATGAAATTACAAATACGTCTGGGACTGCTTACACAGCCGGCGGTGCAACATTAACCAGTGTTACACCTACGTCTAGTGGAACGACAGCTTATTGTGATTTTTCTGATGTTTCATGGTCAAGTGCTTCATTTACTGCCAATGGCTGTTTAATTTACAATACGACAACTGGAACAGGTACATCTACAACTGATGCTGTCTGTGCTATTGCCTTTGGTGGAGATAAAACAGTTTCCAGCGGAACTTTTACAATTCAATTCCCAACAGCTGACGCTTCGGACGCTATACTAAGAATAGCATAAGGAGGTAAGTCCTTATGGCTAACACTTGGAATAAGTCTGGGACGACCTGGGGTTATAACTCCTGGCAATCAGATACTGTAGAACCAACTATTACTGGTCAAGCCGCAACTGCGAGCGTTGGAAGTCTTACAGCTTACAATGAAGCAGGTTGGGGTAGTGACGGCTGGGGTGTGGAAAACTGGGGCCAATCTGGTTTAACAGTTTCACCTACAGGTCTTGGTATGACTATGTCTCTCGGGACAGCCATCGGAGAAGTTAACGTTGGTTGGGGCCGTGATACGTGGGGCGTGAATGGTTGGGGTAGTGACGAAGTTCTTGTTAAACCAAGTGGCGTTGAAGCTACTGCTCTTTTAGGTATTAACACATGGGGTAATAATACCTGGGGGAATGGCGCATGGCAAGCATATACAATTGAGACAGCTATTGGAGTTCCATTAAGTGGACTTTCAACAACTGCTTCTGTTGGAAAAATTTATCCCCCAGAACAACCTCAAGGACTTAGTGTAACTGCTTCTTTAGGTTCTTTATCAATTAATAATGGTGCTGATCATACTCAAGGATTATCTGGCCAATCAGTAACTGCTTCGGTTGGATCCTTTGGTTATGCTTGGATTGATTTCCCGAGCGGGGTCTCAGCAACAGCTTCGATAGGAAGTGTAACTATTAGTTCTGTTGAATTAATTGATGTTACGGGAGTTTCTGCGACAGCAAGTGTTGGATCAATTTCACCTACTGAGATGAGTATTGGCTTGACAGGGGTTGCTGCAACAGCTAGTGTGGGTTCAATTTCGCCTACCCAAATGACGGTAGGATTAACCGGAGTATCGGCTACTGCTACGGTGGCGAATTTAACTACTTCTAGTGGAGGCGGAATTTTTGCTTATGCAGATATTGACACTGGTTCAAATGTGACGTATACAGACGTAACGACACCATAGGAGAAAAAATAAATGGCTTCGAGTTATAATAATTTAGGAATTGAACTTCAGGCAACTGGTGAAAATGCCGGTACATGGGGTACAAAAACAAATACCAATTTAGACTTAATCGCAGAAACATGGGGTTATATCGCTATTGATGTGGCATCAGGTGATGTTACACTTGCGATGTCAAGTGGATCCAGTTCAAACGCAAGAAATTATATTTTAGAATTTACGGGAACTTTAGCAGGTAATAGAATTGTTAACGTTCCAGCACAAGCAGGTTCACCAGCAGCTAATATTGAAAAAGGTTATTTAGTTGTTGATAAAACAAATAGAAGTGGATCTAATTATTCATTAACTTTTAAAGTTACTTCAGCAACTGGAGTGGTTTTAAGAGCTCTTCCTCAAAACAAATCAAGCGCACCAGTAACAACTTTCTGTTATCACAATGGTACAGATATTATAGACGCATCAAAAGATGTCGCAATGAGTTTTACTGATGGGCAATATATCGCAGATAGTAATGGTAATGAGTTAGTAGCCTTTGGTGTTACAGGTTCTGCTGTCAATGAAGTTAAAATAACGAATGCTGCAACAGGGACTGCAGGTCCTATTATTGCTGCACAGGGAGAAACAAACGTTGACTTAAGATTATCACCAGCAGGTTCAGGAGAAATTGCTCTAGGAACAGGATCCGCAGCAGTTACTGTAACAACACGTGGTGCTCATGATTTAACTTTAGATACAAATTCAGGAACAAACTCTGGAACGATTACAATTACAGATGGGGCAAATGGAAATATTACTCTTTCCCCTAATGGTACAGGAGAAGTTCAAGCTGTTGACCAAGCAGATGCAACAGCAGCAGTAAAAATTGCAGGAAAAGAAACGATGTGGATACCTGCTACTGCATTTTATCTTCCTACGACTAATCCCGCTGACGCGGCATCGGTTGAAACCACAGCAGTTAGACCTGAACTAAAAGTTTTAGATTTTGATGCAAGTACAGCACAATATGCACAGTTTGCTATTGCTATGCCAAAATCATGGAATTTAGGAACAGTAACTTATCAAGTTTTCTGGAGTCCAAGTTCTACAAATACAGGAAACTGTATTTTTGGTGTTCAAGGTGTAAGCTGTAGTGAAGGAGACACGGCTGATGTAGTTTTTGGAACAGCCGTAGAAGTCACAGACGCTGGAATTGGTACTGTAGAAGATGTACAAATGACTGCTGAGAGTGGCGCAATCACAATTGCTGGCTCTCCAGCTGATGATGACATGACATTTTTTCAACTTTATAGAGATGCAGCAGACGGTAGCGACTCCTTTACCGGTGAGGCACGAGTATTAGGAATTAAATTATTTTATACTACAGACGAAGCTAACGACGGATAGGAGAAATAAAACATGTCTTTTGGTTATCAAGTTTTAGGTTTTGGATCTGGCGGTGGACCAGCTAATTATGAAATTGAATTTTTAGTAGTTGCTGGCGGCGGTGGATCATTTTCAAATGTATCTGGAGGCGGCGGAGGCGGCGGCTACAGAACATCTACACAAGAAGTTGCTCCCGGCACAGCAATTACGGTTACTGTTGGTGGCGGTGGTACAGGTCGAAATGTCGGACCAACTGATTTATCAAAAGGTGTAGATTCTTCATTTTCAGGAACAGATTTAACAACAATTACATCAACTGGCGGCGGTGCTGGAGGAATGGCACCCGGCGGTCAAGGAGGATCTGGAGGCGCTGGTAATGAAGGCGGCTCAACAATTGGTGGAGAAGGAAACGTTCCCGCAACAAGTCCTTCACAAGGAAATGATGGAGGCGGCGGAGTCTCAGGCCAAGGTGGCGGAGGCGGAGGCGGTGCTTCTCAAAATGGTACGACTGGTTCTCCTGGACATGGTGGAGAAGGAACTCAAAATGCAATAACTGGCGCAGCAACTTATTATGCTGGAGGCGGCGGTGCTGGCGGAACTACTTATGCAGGCATAGGTGGAGAAGGTGGCGGCGGAAACGGAATTAATGGAGTTCCATCAACTCAAGGAAAAGGTCAAGATGGCACAGCGAACACAGGCGGTGGCTCAGGAGGTGGTACGAATTACCAACACTCTGGAGTTGCTCAAGCTTCTGGGGGTTCAGGTGTTGTTATTTTAAAAGTTCCTACAGCTAATTATTCTACTACCACTACAGGTTCACCTACTGTTACTATCAGTGGAGATTTTACAATATTAAAATACACAGGAAGTGGGACGTATACTACTTAATAGGAGACTCTCATGGCACACTTTGCAAAATTAGATGAAAACAACGTGGTGGTACAAGTGATTGCAGTTCACAATGCTCATGCACCAAATGAAGAATTAGGTGCTATTTTTGTTAACAAACTTTTTAAAACCGATGATGTTTGGAAACAAACTTCTTACAATACAAGAAACGGTGTTCATATTTTAGGAGGAACTCCTTTTAGAATGAATTATGCTGGCATAGGAGATACTTATGACGCAGCTCGAGATGCATTTATTCCCCACAACCCTTATGCAAGTTGGACTTTCAACGAAAGTAGATGTGACTGGGATCCTCCCATTCCTAAACCTGACGCGGGAACTGACATAGCTACGGCACCCACACATGTATGGGACGAAGCTTTATATCAATCAGATAATACAAAAGGTTGGGTTGAAGAACCTCGCGAGTAATTTGCTATAGACCAACTTTACTTAAGGGGTATTTTAGTTTATAAAATGCACCAATGAGAAAGAAAAGTAAGTCGAATATACAGCCAGGTAATATACATTGTATCTTTCCTACCCCTATTTATCGAACTAGTTTCGGTAGACCTTTTTCTGCTAAAGAAGAAAAATTTGCTACCAGTCAAATAGATCATTGTTTAAAAGCTCCACCTGTCTTAACAACCCAAACCAAAGATAATTATATTTTAAATAATAAAGTTTTTAGCAATATAAAAAATGAACTTCTCTTTTTTTTACAAGATTACATTAATAGAGTAATTTGTCCTAAGGAAGAATTTGAACTTTATATTACTCAGTCGTGGTTAAATTATGCCAAGAAAGGACAATCTCATCCTCATCATACCCATAGTAATTCTTATGTATCAGGTGTTCTTTATTTTAATGCGGATAAAAATAAAGACAGGATTTACTTTGAGAAACCTGGATATATTCAAATAACCCCTCCTGTTAAAACTTGGGAACTTTGGAATTCTCACAGTTGGTGGTTTCCCGTGGAAACAGGATCTTTAATTTTATTTCCTTCTTCTACAACTCATAGAGTTGCTCCGAAAGAAGAAGATAACACAAGAATCAGTTTGTCCTTCAATACTTTTATTAAAGGAGATTTAGGAGATCTGATTATGTTAACTAAACTTAGGCTGTAAAATGAAAATTGAAAAAGAAATTGTATCTAAATTACCTAGAGAATATCTTTTTGTATCAGGCATTCTTGATTTAGATGCAAAATATTTTAAAAGAAGAATTGATGAAGGAGTTAAAGCTTCCACTATAAACTATCAAACTAATGTTTATGGTAGACATACGGAGTGGGAATTTTTTAACAAAGATAAAGAGTTTAATATTTTATTGTTTC